TACTTTTAGTGATAGATTTACGGAACTTCGAAATATCGAAGGCTTTTCCCATACTCTATCTCCTTACTGTTGCTGACGTTTGCGAATCATTGCAATGATGTCGGCGGCACGATTGCCCGCATCACCAGTTGCCGGTGTTTCATCTTCTACAGCAGGAGCATTTGCTACTGGTGCATCTTCTGCATCTTCGCTAACTACTGCTTTTGCTACAGGAGCAGGAGCCGCTTTAGGAGCCGCTGTAGAAGCTGAACCAGTTGCTTGACCACTACCACCCATACCAGCTGGTTTGAAATATTGACCCCAACGTTCCATGTCAAATGCTTCACCGTCTACTGACGCTTCAAACATTTCTTTCATAACTTTGAGTTCTACTTCACCTGGCTTTTTAGGTAGGAAGTCGCTTAATTTAAACAACCCGTGTTGTGTAATTGCGGCATTTTCTTCTTCACTTAAGGCACGTTCACGACGAGCCCATGTGCTAGTAGAATAATCAGCATATCCACCTTTGCTAGTCTTTGCAATTTTGAAATCCAGGCCACGGACATAGTCTGTTGGCAATTCTTCAATTTCACTATCCATTAACGCATTCTTAACAATGTTAAAAATTTGTGAACCAATGATGAATCTACGAATTGGATTCTCTGGTGTTTTACCATCTTCTTGCAATTTTGTATCTGTTACAAACCCTTGGAAAAGATAAGACTTCTTCTTCCAATACCTACGACCCATATCTTCCAATGACTTATCTTTAAACCAAGGCCGTACCTCGGTTAAGATCGGACAAGTCTCGCCCCACATTTCCATGCAAGGAACTTGAACTGTTACTGGTTTTGAGTTTGTTTCCCCTTTTACACCAGCGAATGGCAATTTGATCATTGCTCGTTCAATCCAGAAAAAAGTGTTGTTTGGATCTGCGTCAGGAAGGAAACGAACTGTTGTAGTTGTGCCTTCTGCGGCGTTCCAATGTGGGAATATTGCGTTGTCACCGCCCGATGAGCCGGTGTTTTGTTGTGCGCTTGATTGAAGTTTTGCGCGGATTTCTGCCAAAGTTGCCATGTTAATTCTCCTTAATAATGTGCCTTTGTTATGCCATTTCTTAAAGCCTACTGACTAAAAGAAAAACTGTGCATAGAGTTAACTATACACAGTTTTATTTATGTTCGCAACCGTTAAGTTGCTATATTTTGATTTATTTTGCCAAACCGGCTAATTTTTTCATTTCTTCAAATGCTGGCATAATATTAGTTGTTTCTGCACCAATTTCATTTGTATTTGCTGATGAGCCTGAATAGTTTTCAACTTTTTTCTTAACTGTGCCTAATAGTTCTTTTAAACGATCAATGGATAATCCGTCGTGTTGATCAACTGGACCAGGCACCTGTCCGTGTTTAGCTTCCCACTGTTTTGTAAGTTTTTCCATATATTGCTTGGCTACTGCCTCTGCTTTTGTGCCTGCTTCGTCGCCGTATTTTTCTGAAATTTGTTTGCCAATGTCGATGGCTATGCCTTCGTAGCTACGGAATGGACCGACGCTTTCGTTATCTGCATTATAAAACTGCTTTACCATTTCGGCGATTTCTCTGATCATGCCTTTTGATTTTTCTTCTTCTTCGTCTACAGATTTGCCTGTGCCAAAATATTCGCGGTCCATTCTACCTTTTAACAATGCATCCTTTCCAGGAATACTAGACGGAGGTAAACTTGATCCTACCGGATGTGGGTTTTTTTCTTTATCATCTTCTTGAGTATAACCGCGTTCTTTATAAGCATCGTATCCAGCATCGTGGTCAATTTCGTGTTGCCAAATAGTATTACCTTGACTATCTTTGATTGAATAATCCATTTGTTGGCTATCTGGGTCATCACGGAATCCCTGCTCAATGTAGTCCATAGCATCATCCATAGATGGAAATTTTTCAATTTCGTATGTTCCATTGTTTGCACAAACAGTTACAGGACCTTGTACTTGCTCTTCTTCGGCAACCGGCTGTTGTTCTTCATTGCTCATGCCCAATGTTACTAGTAGTTCAGGATAAGACTCTGTAGCCCATACTTTAAATACTTCAATTGGATCTGTTGAGTCGTCAACGTTAGCCGCTTGTTCAAGTTTTTCTTCAAGATCTGAATCATCTAATCCAAATTCTCCAAAGAAATCTACTGCTAGTTGTCCGCCTTGCTTTAATGTTAGCTCGCCCGGTTGTAATTGTGCAATTGCTTGTTTTAGTCCTTCAACTTGATCATCTGTTAGTTTGCCCTGTTCTGTTGCATCTGCCCACTTTTCAAATTCTGCAAATTCGTCAACTTTACTTTCTTCCAAATCACAGCAACATGGGTCGCAATGGCACTTGGAACATTCCTTACCTTCTATTGTATATTGGTCAAGATTAATTTTATTTGTTTCACTCATAATTTTATGGATTAATGGAAAGAACTTAGAAAGCTCTTCTTTAAAGTTTGTTTGTGTAAATGTTTGTTTGTACTGTTCCATTGTAACATCGTCGAGTACTGTTGCATCATCTGAATCTTCGCCTGCAAATGTTTCCATCCATGCTTCGTATGGATGACGTTTGCCTAATGAGTCAATTTGTGATTTAAGTTCGTGCAAACGTTGACTTGTTCTTTCAACAATACCTGTAGCATCGTCATGTAATGTAGCTGTACGAACATGACGACTAAATTCTTGTAACTGGGCAATTTGTTCACTCATGCGTACAATTGCTTTACCTGCCGGATCGTGCGGAACACCGCCGTGATCAACGTGTTGTGCCATTGCAAATGCGCCGGCTGGATGGATGAATGGATATTTAAATCTTTCACCATCGTGATTTTGAATGAAGATTGCTTTAATCTTTTTAGGTTGACTACGAGCACCCGGATACATATTGCTTACATCGCTGTGGTGTCTTACAATAACTTCAGTCTGGCCCTTAACTGCGCGACTTGTTTTCTTGGTGCTCTTAGGGCTCCATCTCGATTCATTCATGTTCATTTGTTGTTCGTCCTTCTGGCTCTTATTTGCCAAATATTGAAAATCGTTTTTATCTAAGTTATTTTTGGCAATGTCTCTCGTGTCAAACCGTAGTAATCTACGCATTGCAAACAGACGCATTTCTCTTAAGAAATTGTACCATAATTGTTTGGCAGGCTCATCCTGGTTTTCAGTAATGCCTTGGCTGTAATAAACTTTTAAACTGCCTGTATCGTTCAAGCTAATACTAACACGGCCTAGATTTACACCTTCGTTAACAAAGTCAAAATCAAAAAAACGTGCTTCGTTTGGGTCGATTGTAACTGCGCCCAGAGCATCGCCCATCTCTAAATTCTGGAAACGACTGCGTACTTTGTCGAAAACATCCTGGCTGATTATTTGTATTGCGTTCATAGTGTTATTTAGTTAAAACTGCTGATGTAGATTGGCATAGGCATAACCATGTCTTCCATAATTTCTTCACGCATTTTATCATAAACTGCCGGATCCCATTCTTGTAGCATCATTAGCATACGTATTGCTAGCAACAAACTACTTACTAAATCGTCGTGACTACCTGTTTTTCCTTCAAATCCTAACCCTTTGGCCACGTAAGTTTTAAGCTCGCTAATCAAGCTCTTACTATTAATCTTTAATTTGCCAGCTTCAATTAATTGTTTTAATTTGGCACAAACTGCAATTTTACTGGTATGTGTTGTATTAAATCCTTTGCGGAATCTACGTACATGTCCACGTTTTACAGGCTCGCTTAGGAATAATCCCGGGAATGTCGCTTCATCTAATTCTGCAATAGAAATTAGGGCACTTTCGCCAATGTTGTTGTTTTCCACACTATAATAGATACTCGAGGCGCCACCTTTTGCAGTACATTCGTCATCGATGTATTTGCAAATATCTCTTAAAATTCTTGCTTGTTGCTGAACAGGCGTTAAATTATGGTGCCATTCCCCTACTTGCTCAAGTGAAGGAATTTCTAATATCTGTATTCCTGCAGGATCTCCACCTGTGCCTAAACTAGGATCAAGTGCAATTAAATATGTATATCGAGGATCTACTTTCTTGTACCACCGTACTTGGCCCATCTTAAGAATTGGTTCAATTCCTTCCATCTCGGCTAATGTCATACTGCTAACAAGAGTTTCGTCAAAGATTAAGAATTTACATTCGTGTTCGCGTTCAAATCTTTCTACGCCCACTCGGGACATTTCTTCTTGCTTCCATTTTTCATCACGATCCGGATGTTGGCTCCAAATTGCCATGTATGGGTAAAAACCATTCTTGCCTAGTAAGGTTGTATTTCCAAATTCGTCAACACGTTTGTTTGCTTCTTTCCAAATTTGTGAAAATTGGTCTTCGTCTGAGTTTGGTGTACTTGTAATAATTGCCTTACCACCAGTTGCTAGTGTAGGCGAAATACTAGTCCAAAACTCTACCGCAATATTTGGCTCTACGTAGGCAAACTCATCACAATACAGTAGTGATATGGACATACCGCGTCCTGTTGTTTCTGTAGTTGTTTGTGATACTATGCGTGATCCGTTATCAAATTCAATACTTTGTTTATTATAACTGGTAACACCACACCGAATATGATCGGGACAAAGTTCGTAAGCATAACGCAGGCGTTGCATAATTTCCTGAGCACCTGTATATTTGTGTGCGGCAATAAGAATTGTGCTATCTGGTACAAACATTGCGTACCACAACAAATAACCAACTGCGGTTGTAGTCTTACCCATTTGTCGTCCTAGCATGTTTACACTAAACCGACTTTGATGATAGCTTTCTAGTAACTCATGTTGATATGTAAAAGCATGATACTCTATTTTACCCTTTGTAGGGTGTTGAATGTTAAAAAAGTTATCTAAGAAAAATGCAGGACCTGTTTCCATATCCTGACACTTCATTAAATTTTCAATATCCTGCTCCGTCCACTTTTGTGTAACGTGAGCTCTTTTAACTAAATTGCCTTCTAAGTTTTTGCTTCCCATATTGTTATTTAATGAAAAAAATAGCCCCCGGAGGGGCTATTGATCTTTCACACCTTGCTGTATTATTCAGATTCTTTTAAAAAATCTTGATATTCAGCAAATAAGTTTGCTGTAATATTTTCCATGGCATTTGCTCTAGGCATATTACCATCCATTCTATTGCCTTGACCAGGTTTATTTTCTTGATTAGCAAAACGATTAGCATCAAATCTTTGTTTTGGTTGGGCACTTGCTGGGCTGTTATCTAACCCAGGGATTGCTTCTTCGTCTGTTTCTTTTTCAGCGTCGTGGTCATCCATGTCGTGATCGCCACCGTTGTCTCCGTCGCCGGCACCGTTCATTTTATCTAACACAGAACGCATTTCGTCACCGGCAGTAGCCGCTGGGCCAACTGCGGCAATTGGTTCTGCAACCAGTGCCATTGGATCGTGTTCGATACCTAAGTCATCGTTACCAACTTTCTTAAGTCCAGCTAATTGCATAATTGCAGTTAACATACCGCTTAGTTCTTCACCGCTGCCGGCAGTAATACTTAAACTAGCAGGGTG